CCGGGTGCACTACCATTGTGCTATAGGAGTAAATCTTTAAATATCGCTGGCAGGGTTCGAACCCGCATTCCTTTGTGGCTTACCAATTAGCCCACAGCGATCACCAATCTGTCAATATAAATAGTATATCAAAACTAACATCAAAGCAATAGACATCCAACATGTTTTTGGCCTGTTTTTAACAATACGTGTTGCGACCATCGCCCATGCTGCTGAAAAAATAAACGATAATATAAAAAACATCTGTTAATCCTCCACCTCCACAATAGTCATTGCTGGTGTCGCCCACCAATCTGGCATGTCATACGCTGCGTCCATGAAGTTGTCGGCTTCATCGTATGTGTCGAACGTTGCGATGATCTTATGTGAAAACATATCTTGGCACTCATACTTAATTGTCATTTTAATCCTCCAAAATTTTAAGTTCATTTCTTACAATTGTAACTGCCTCGTCAGCTGAACGTGCCACGCCATAAATTGCACACTTATCTCGTAAATTTTTAGCGAACCTAACTTGGTCTGCGCGGCGTTTACCTTTGGGCGTTTTCACCTCAATAAAATAAATTTTCCCGTTTTCAGGTTTATATCCCATTAAATCAGGGAACCCTGTCGGCAATCCCGTGTCAAACCATCTGCCATCAGCCGTTTTTACTTTCCCAACGTTCGCCCTGAAAACAATATATCCTGCCTGAGCAAGGGCTACGCGTATGCTATCTTGGATAGCGGCCTCCTGGCCTTTAAGCGCCATATTTAATCACGTCCCAGTCGTCCAACTGCATATCTGTAGCAGCTTCGTTGGCAGCGTCAAGCGAAGCATGAAGCTTAGCTTTGCTTTTATCACTAACCAATTCTCGCTCCGACCCGATATACATGCCATAATAATCTTCTTGAACGATAAAACGTTCTAGTTCTTTATGTTTCAAAACCTTAACAACGTCTGATGTTTTTATTTGTGACGATATTCTAATTCCATCAGCAAAAATTCCTTTTACAGTCACTTTCGCCAAAACTTCGTCACCTACTTTTAAGCTGTTAACATCAACGTCATCAACATCGTTGATTACTCTCTCAATTGATTTTTTTGAAAAAGTATAATTGCTTCCTACGATATTGAAGAATTCGTCAATACCGTTCATATTGATTTCTTTAACCTTTCCAGATGAAGGGAAAAAATCCTTACCAATCATCAAACGTTCACCATCGTTCATATCTTCATACTTTTTAAATTCAACAATATCTCCAATATTCAATTTCATAATTATCACTAACCCTTTCTACAATTCAGCGTGTTCAAACTCTAAGTTTAATATTTAATCCAGTTTTACCAATGTCGTGTAGCTTGCTTTTTACAACATCCACAGCGTGGCCATCATCATTTACAAACCAGTAGCCACCGGCATACTTTTGTCTTCCTTTAATAGTATTGTTAATATTTCCCACGTTAACTTCTAGCACTCGACCAGCTTCGTGTTGCGAACGAAAATGTGAAACCTTCAGTGTAGACAGGTTAATCGCGAATAAGGCCGACTTTGGTGCATTGTTTTTGGCTACGTGTCCACATTTGTCTCGATATGCGATATTTTCTTTATGTGTACACCACTCAAGATTATCAACATTATTGTTTGCCGAGTTGCAATCTTTATGGTTTATCTCTGGCAAGTTATCAGGATTCGGGATGTATGTCTGAGCCACGAGGCGGTGGACAAGTTTTTTGACTACCTTCCTATTGCCTTGAACACTTACCCGCAAATAGCCACCTTTGCTACTAAATTGCTTCAAAACGTGCCCCTTTACGAATCGTGTTGTTTTTCCACTTGATACAACTCTATCCAATGTTCGAACATTGCCAAACGTTGAAACTTCAATTCCTGCAATATCTGGGTGTGATTTCCAAATCTCTTTTTCAGCCATAACAGCATTCCTCCTATTAGCGTCCACTTTTCATTTCATTTTCAATCAATTCATTTATGTGTGCAATGAAATTCGTCCAAGATGTTCCGGATTCTTCCTTTAGTTTCTTGAATTTATAATAGTCCTCAACGTTCAATCGAAAGCTGGGCGTAATTGTTTGTTTAGCCATTGTTTTTTCTCCTTTGATTTGTTAATATCATTATAACTTAGCACGTGCTATGAAGTCAACAATTCATTCCGCATTATTTGAAATATTTTTAATATAAAGCTAATACTTGTGAGCATAAATTCGGAACACATAAGCTTTTTTTAATCCAAGATATTCAGCAAATTCAGATAGTTCCCTATCACTACATCTTCCTTTCTCCCTGATGGCTGCATTAATAGGTCGTCTGACGTTGCCAATCTGCATCGTTTTCCGCGCTTTAAAATGCTCATAAATCGAGATAATGCTATCTCCTTTTTCTACTTTGCGATTTGCTATCACAATCATTTTAGCCTGTTCGATCTGCTTTTTGCCTTCAGCAGTACGCGGATCCGCTTCCGGTTTAAGTTCACCGCAATACGGACAACGGTTGTCTGCTGTCCATTCATAAAAAACCTGATAACAATACTGGCACGTATGAATATCCGGTGCATCGACTTTCCCTTTTGAATTTCTTCCAGTTAAACTCCATTGGCGGTCATCATCTGGCAATCCGAAACGCATATAATTACCTGCGTGGTCAATGATAATCGCTTGCTTTCCCGGCAAATACCGCATACAACGCATCGTAGATTGGATATTGAATACCATAGAAGCGGTAGGCCGAGCGATCACACAACACGAGCATTCTTTCACATTGTAACCCTCGTCAAAAAGCGAATAATTGCATAAAACTTGTATTTCACCAGTGCGGAAAGCAGCCACAATCCTATCACGTTCAGCTTTAGGTGTCTTAGAATCAACATGAGCGGCCTTTACACCATGTTTAATAAACTCTGCGGCTATTTCCTTGCTATGATCGGTGCTGTACGCATAAACGATTGTGCGGCGATCTGATGCTTTATCGTGCCATGTATCATATATGTCACCAAAAATTGTATCCGTAGCCGCTTCTTTAATTGACGCTTTTGTAAAATCTCCGTGTGCTTTTTTTAGCTTTTTGTCATCGAACAATTTAGCTCCATAGTACGTGAACGGTGCTAAATGTTTATGATCTATTAACCATTTTACAGTCGGGCCATACACAATCCCTTGATAAATATCATCAAATCCAGCACCGCTCATACGCCATAAACTACCTGAAAATCCTAGTCGTGGCACGTCAGGCCAATGTTTAAATATGTCTATATACGTTTTCGCCCGTGCGTGCTGTGCTTCATCGGTAATGATTAAATCTGGTTTAGGTAAATCATTAATACGGTTTTTAACTTTTCCAACCATCATGACACTTGAAAGATCTGGCGAAACATCTTGCTGAATTAAAGATTCTTTTATCTGATCGACCAATTCTTGACGGTGAACGAAGAACAGCACACGCTTGCCATTTTGTGTCGTCATACGAGCAATCTCGGCTATAACAACCGACTTGCCTGCACCTGGTGGGGCAATCATTGCAATGTTCTTAATCCCTGATCTCATTAATTTATGTGCATCATCAATCATTTTTTGTTCGTAATCGAATAGTTTAAACATATTTATTCTCCCTACATAAAAAGGGCTTTTTCAGCCCTTAATTTTTTAATATGCAAATTCTAAGAATGCTTTAATCACTTGTTTTTCTTCATCAACAGTCAGCGCTTCGTAATCTTCATCATTTTTTTCATCATTGAAAAATTCACTAATTACTTGTATTGGATATCCATTACTACAATCTTCATCATATTCCGTCAACGCATCTAATACTCGCTTTGCTCGACCACTCATTTTATCATCTCCCATTAAAACGGTGCATCGCTATCTTCGTCTTTAGTTGTATCGACATTTACCTTTTGTAATAACACATTGCGCCGTGTTTTGCCTTTATAAGTTTCTTCGGATAACTTGACCGTAACGCCTGTGCCAATCATCTGCTTAACCAAATATTCGAAGAATCCTTCAAGGTTGCTTGTTGCCTTTTCGACGGCCGTGTCGCTGATGACCCCTGCTTCGTAATATGGTGCAATCCGAAATGAAAGTTGATTTTCGTTCTTTTCTGGATCACTGTTGACAAACATCGTGTCGACCAAAGTTGCTGGCTTATGGTTTTGATCTTCAACTTCGTAAATGAAGCGCCATACTTCAAAATCTGCTGCGGTGCCGTGCTTGATATTTTTCAATACACCATCGTAATTTCCTAATGGTAAATCATCGTTGCTGATCCGGTTATTTGTGTTTGCCTTGATTTTATCTAGTAATCCCATAATTAAATCTCTCCCTTGATTTCTTCGATGATAGCAACAATTTGATCGTGCTTTTCTTTCTTCAACGGTTTCACTAACATATTCATGTAAGTTCCTGTTGTAACTCCAAGCTTTTCTGCAATTAACCGATACGGAACTCGGAATGACATGGCTCTAATATCCTCGTTTGCATGTTTCTGCATTGAGCTAACCTCCTTTAATTAATGTGATAATTATAACCCTAACATACTCACTTGTAAAGCATTAACTGTAAATTTTTAATCCAGTCCCACCAATATCGTGCAGCTTGCTTTTTACAACGTCTACTGCATGGCCATCATCATTTACGAACCAAAATCCGCCGGCTTGATTTCGGCTACCTTTAATAACCATGTTAATGCTTCCAACGTTAATTCCAAGATTACGACCAGCTTCATGTTGCGACCGAAACCTAGATACTTCCATCGTGTTTAAATCGATTGCGAACACAGGTCGTCCTATTGTTTCTGTACTTGATATTCCAAATTTTTCTCGATATTGGTTATTGTATGAACGTGTGCAAAACTCAAGGTTATCAACATGATCGTTCGTTCTATTGCAGTCTTTGTGATTTACTTCTGGTAGGCTATCAGGGTTAGGAATAAATGTTTGAGCAACAAGCCGATGAACTAATTTTGCAGTCGATTTACCATCAATCGGAATATGCAATTGTAGATAACCGCCTTTGTCGCTGCATTGTTTTAGAATCCGCCCTTTTACGAACCGCGTTCCATTTCCTCTACACGGAACTACTCTATCCAGTGTTCTAACTCTACCAAACGTTGATACTTCTATTCCTACGTATTCAGGATGTGATTTCCAAATTTCTTCTTCACTATTAACCATAACTATTCCCCCTAAATTTTACCATCATCCCAGCGTCGGGCAAAACGCTCTTTTTCTGCTTCGTTACACTGTGACGCCTTTAAAATTTCCATTGCTAAATCTTCATCATTGGCTTCCTGAGCACGCTTGAGTGCCCAATAAGCGATTGAATTGCGTTCGCCTTCAATTGCTGAAGATACACGATCGACAATTCCACTTGTGTCCCGTGGCAATGAAGCATTCAGCGGCTTGTAATTGATAAAGATGTTTTTACCTCCAATAAAGTATCGGTGGGCGATTGCTTCACATGTCGGATCAATATCATCTTTCAACAACTTGCCAATTTTTATCGTATTTTCACGATATTCGTCCGCATCTTTACTTTCAATCCCAGGAATAACAACTCGGTAACGCAAGCTGTCCGGCTTACTGCTTG